AAGAAAATAAATCCATGAGATCCTTGTAGCTGCCTTTGGCCAAGTCAGCTAGTTCATCCATTTCGTTGTCGGCGGCTGACAAGTCACGCACACCCGGCAAGGCAGCATCAATCTTGTCAATCACGTCGTCGATCTCTGCCATTGCTGTTTTGGTCTCTTCAGGAGTATACACCAATTCTTCTTCAGGGTCATCAAAAGAAGGGGGCAAGTCGAATAACTCTTCAAGTTTTTTAGTCATACCATATTTACCGGATCTGTAATCCTGGTAAACTCTTCATCCCTTGCCGTTGGCAAACATGTCTTGTTCGGTTATGACTCTGAAGTGTATGCCTGCTCGTTTGCACCAGGCCTGTGCTGCTGCCCATTTGGCATAGTTGACAGCAACCACAGCACGGTCTCGGCTGTTCATCTTGCTTTCAATCACACTTTGATTTTTGGGTTTGATTTCAATCATCTCAGCACGTTGTTGATTACCACGTGTTTGATATGTGATAAAGAAATCAGGAACATACATGGAGTTCTTACCAGTTATGGGATTCTTGTAAGGTATGGCAATACTTTCTGACGCCCATTGCAACACCGCTTTGTTGTTGTCGCAAAATCTCATAAATGAATGCTCCCACCCTGATCTGTACCTAGGTTGATTTTTACCCACATACTTTTCTGGGTTAGTAAGCACGTACAAGCCATTGGCCCATCGACTCATGCCAATACATTCCTTGCTGTGTAATAATTAGGAGTTACACCAGCACCGATGCCCAACAATGTACTGCCACTTCTCAAGTTGTTGAGATAATAACATAATGTTTGTGTGAGTTGAATTGAATCTTGACCTTGTATATTTGCCAATAGGGTCAGTACTGGTGTACGTGTTTGATCAGCTATTCTAAACAAAGACACAGTGAAGTTACCAGCAGCAAGGTCTGTGGTAAACACAGATTTCATATAGCTGAATACCACATCATATTCTTCTGCGCTTACATAAGTCTCGTAGGTATAGAACTGATCGTAGATCCTAACTGTGAGATCCACATTGGTGTTGAGTGCATTAACTGTTCCGCCCATTATCTAGTCCTAGTCCTATTGATCTGACCACTAGGATCTAAACCGGGATCTAATCTAGGTCCCGGTGGTCTTGGAAAAACAAATCCGCCTGGACTATTTTGAGCTTGTCTTACTGCGGCTGGGATAGTATTTTTCAACACGCTGTTGAGTGCAGCGTTGGCTTCTTCGTTTACAATTGATCGTATAGGAGCGCCTTTGAAAGTGTTGTAGGCAGTTCCTGCTTTTTGCACAGCACCAATGATACCTGCAACACCGCCACTTTGTAAATCTTCTATAATGCCAATGCCAGCATCCAATAAGCCGCCTTGCCCTAAAACAGTTTGTGTGCTACCTGGTCTTGCCAAACTGCTACGAACATTATCATAGTATGCAGGGTCAGCAAATCCAACCACATTAGTATCTGGTCTAACTCTGCCAATGGCACCTGTGAAATATTTTACAGTTTCGTATTCAATGGTCATGGAGTTTTGCATGATACCACCACCTTCACTGTAGTTATAGGTGTCATGATCCCAGCTGCTGATCAAAGGATTGATCAATGTATAGCTAGCCCATTTATGTTGATTCATACCGTAAATGGTTATGTCTCTAAAGAATGGTGGTTTGCCAGAAGTTTGGTCTCCGCCGGATCCTACTCCATTGCTGCCGGCGTTGCCTTGATCGTAGCTTTCACCAACATATCCCCAGTCGTTGACTACTCGATCATTGGCATAGATATCTCTAGCATTGTAGCTGAACCCTGGCAAGGTCTGTATAGAACCAATTGTGCCATTCTGTGCCGGTGGTCCATATGCTTGGTTAGGGTCTTTGTAGTAATAACTGTAATAGTTATACCACATGTTGCGTATTAAATCGCCGCCATCATCGTGAAACGTGGTTGTTACAGGCAGGTAGTTAATCTTTTTTTGGATAACTCGTTTGCGGTTGTATTGATTTAGTGTTTCAGTTTCTAACTTGAACTTAGGTAAACTTATGGTTTTGACCATGAGTCCAATGGTGGCTTTTTCTGTGCTGTTGTATATTGCCGCTAGGCTTGGTATCATTGACGTATTGATATTAAAGTAGCAATGAAACAGGAATTTGTTCCGTGGTGCGTACTCGTATCCATTACTACGAAAGGTCTTTGAAGCGTGAGCATAATCTTTAAGACCTTGCCCACCAAAAAAGCCTTTGAGGAAATCTTCTCCCCAGGCCATATATTATTATCCTGTAACTACGTCGTTGACAGTTCTAGCAATAGTGCTACCTACACCAGTTCCGTTAGGCACTTGGTTGGCATTGTCGTACACAATAGTCATGGCAATTTGCATGGGCTTGCTGTCAGAATAAGTAGTAGTTCCGTAATCCGCACTTGAAAGATAGCAACCATACAGTTCCCATGTTTCTAATACAATTGGTGTAGCAGCACCGTTGCCGCCGTCTAGAACTTCGTAACGAGTGGTAAACTTGTAGTCAATACCACTTGCAGCACTGGCCATTTCCAAGAAGTCCATCTGTTTCTGTAATTGTTCGCCAACCAAGCGGCTCACAGCACCTGACGCATCGTCACGTAGGTTACATGTGACATCGCCCCATTTGTATTTGCCAGCCAGCTTTAGATCACTGTTATAAATTGGAATAACAATAGGGTCAAAAGTCAAAGTAGGACGCTTGAAGTCCATGACTTGTTTAGTAAGTTCTGTTCGGGGTGTGCTTATTCCAAAGTTTTCAAATATCACTCGGAAGCGATAGCTGAGTTTGGGCATGAGCAAGCCTTGGTTGCTCGCGCTTTGATCGCTTGCCAAGGGCACTGTCATTCTGGTTAATGATGAAACGGCCATATTTGTAATCTCCTATGCAGTTATTTACCTCTGTTGAGGCCAAAAGAAATGGGGTGGTGCCACCCCATTTCTTAGTCTAGCGGTATCGTTAGATAGAAGCTTGTGTTGCACTCTGTGAGTCAGCAATTGCACCAGTTGCCTTGATACGCAATGGAATATAGATAAATTCCACAGCCTTCACAGGTTCGATAGCAATATCTACCCACAACTCGTTGGCATCAATTCTAGCAGGTGTGTTGTTTGAATCATCACAGATTACCAAGAAATCATAGATACCACGCTTGGCCACAAGATCAATACACAATCCATTTATGGCATTGGCAATTTCATTACGAGTGATTTGATCATTGGGTTCAAACAAGAATTGTTTGCCAATTTCATCTAACCGACCACGCATGAACGCAATCAGTCGTGCCACGTTAATACGATCCAATGCACTGGTAACACCGTAGATGGTCTTGTTACCAAAGTTGGTAATGCCCACACCAGGTACGAATGTGATTGGGTTGATTTTGTTGCGATACTCAACGTCACGTAGACCTTGATTATTACCAATTGTAACAAACTCACCTGTGATACTATTGATATAACCAATTCTAGTAGCATTGTCAATCACACCACGACGTGTTCCAGCTGGTGCCAACCATGGATAGCTAACTGAGTCACTGCGGATAATAGTACGTACCATCATGTGGCTAGCAGCAGTAACCACAGCACTACCACCAAGATCAGTAGTTTGGCAACTTGGATAGAACACTGCGGCATATGGAGTACTGGTTGTTAATCCATCTTCTGCAAATATTCCATTACCGCTGTTGTTGGTGGCCCAGGCCGCAATATCAGTACCATTTGATCCTAATCGCATTGGTGTATCACCTACCACGAATAAAGTATTGTTACGCTCATTGCTGAGTGCTACCATGTTAGGAATCAATTCAGGATATGCAGTACAAGCTGCCAAATTGAATTGTGCTTGTTCTTCACGTGCTGTAACACTGGTATCAATACCTGACTTCAATGCAGCCACAATCAATGAACGTTGAGCAAAACGTCCCATATACGGTGAACCGTCAGCTCTGTTGCCAGATGCAGTTACCCATGAATTAGTTTCCAACACATCCCAGAATGAAGTTTGTGTCTCTGGATTCTGATTAGTGCCGGCTTGAATGGCCACATACAACACTGCGTTATACAATACTTGATCGCCTACTGCATAGGTTGTGGAGCTGGACCAGGTTGGGTAGCTGAAACTGCTGGCATTGAAATAGTCAACTTGGAAAATTTTGACATTATAACCTGATCGGCGTGTATTCCACAACAACATTCCGTCGGGGTACAGTGTAGGATCTGGTGCATCTACATCTAGATAGTTGCTGGTCAACAAGCTGGTGATTGAAGGCAGATTGTCAGTGATAGGATTTACTGTTCCTGTTGTGCTCCAACGAGCGTCTTCAAACAAAATACCATTTGAGGTTTGTTGATCAGTGTTGTCCAAGGCCACCCATTGATTTACACCATCAACTGCTTGCCAACGATTTAACAATGGATATAGTTCAAGATTGCTGGTATCTACCCATAAGTCACCGTATACCAACACAGTACCATCTGTTTGAGTGGTAGGTGCTGTGGCCGAAATAATAGGACCAGTTGGATTGGTATTGCTTAGATTATAACCACGTGTGTCGTTGGTGTCATTCTGATATCCTACCCATTGTGAACCATCGTTGATCATGATGTCAACTTGACTAGGGCTACTGTAATACCAGTAGGTTCCGTCAGCAGGATCTTGATCTGGAGCCACAGCACTGGCTGTGTAGCTTAATGGAACCCAGCCACTGAGCTGTAAGTAAGCAGTTTGATCGTCATTGACAATATTACGGCAACCTGTGGTGCTGGTTGTGAATCCAGCAGCCGCCAATGGAGTTCCTGTAACGTTTTGCAACAGAATAACACCACCCTGAGTTTGTGTCAGAACAATTGCACCAGCTGAAGTAACCGACGCTACAACATTTGAAAAACCTGCTGAACTCACAGCAGTATTAAATGCTGCTGCATCAGTGCCATTGATAGTCACTGTCACGGTGGAAGTCAAATTGGTAGAGTTTGGAATGCTTGTGGTGATAGTAAATTGATTACCGTTCACAAATGTAGGAACCGCCACACTACCTGTAACAATTGTAGCACCTTGACTGGCTCGCTCAAACACCTGTAATGTGTAGGTGTTGTTGTATGGGTACGCACCAACGGTACTAACAGCAGGATTCACGTTGTATTGTGTATAGGTACTGCCAACTGCAATATTTTTACCGCCGCCCGTGGCATCCAATGCAGCATTAGCACTCCAGTCATTTTCGTAAACTGGAGCAGCTTGTGTTACCCAACTGCCTAATGCTGTACTGTATTTTTGCACTACCATTAATGTGCCCAGATTTTGCGCAGTGATCTTGTTCCACACACTACCTGTAGGACGTGGTGTTGTATCTGTAGACAACCAACGAGGAAATGTGTAATTAGGACTTTGTTGCAGTGCTGGAGCATAGTATGTGACATCTGCTGTGATACCCAGGGTAGTCAACAATCCAGGAGTTGACCCAGTTGAGGTGATTACAATTGCACCATCATCAGCTGTGGATCCGTCGGCTGTGGCTGTGCTGTTGGCAAACAAGCAAAGTTTATTGCTGATAACTGCTGAATACACTCCAGTGATCGCAGCACTATTAATGGCTGCACTGAGTCCTTGTATAGTGTTGTTTGTTGAAACAGGCACTGCTACAGATGTACCGTTGATCACAATGGTATTCCCAGCTGTGAGTGTTGCAGTCACAGCGTTGGCACCTTGAATTGTGGGATAGCTTAATTTCCATTCGTCGCTGCCCACTAGAACCCAATTGTTATACAAGTTAGTCAACGTGGTAGAATTACCAGTGGCAACTGTGGCCACTGCACCATTTTTATAGTACAATGGATTTTGAATATTAGTAGCAACAATAGCATAACCGTTGATGGTACCATAATCTTGCAACGGTACACCATTTAGCAATTCAGTTGTACTGGTAATAACTGAAGGAATCTGGTTGGAGAATGCTCCTGTGGTTTGATTCCATTCAAAAATACCCCATTGACTGGTTGCTGTATTCAGCCAGTAAGAGCCATTGTTGGGTTCGCCTGTGGGACGCACCAATGTGGCTGTAAGCTGAGTAAGATCAATATTCACACGTTGAACAAACGCACGATTGGTAACACCCAATGCACTGTACGCTGCCAACAATCCATATTCATTTAGTTCATATCCATTGATAGGAGTACCAATGGTAGTTTTGTAGAAAAACGGATTACCAAATGTAGCTGCAAGATCTCTCTGGCTGGTGATTTGATAAACACGGTTGGCATTGATTTCAAGTGTGCCTGCTGCTACACCAACACCACTGCCAGACGCCTTGTTCTGTGCTGTGGCGATAAGAAAATACGGTACTGAGTTGGTAGCAGCTGGAAGATATTGACTCTCATCAATTACCGATACTTCTACGCCTGGGGATACTAGAGCCATGTTATGGTTTCCTTTTCAAGTTACAGATATTTATCGGATGCCACCAAAAGTCACGGTGTTGCGGCTACCTTTGCAAAGGTTTACGGCTAAATATCACATGAGACCCATGTGCAATGTATGTAATCAACGAATGGTAGCAGTAAACTATCGAAAAGATGATGTTGTTCATTATCGATCAAGGTGTGATCGATGTATCAAACAAAAAAAGAAAATTCGTCCATCAGAAGCATTGTGGAAAAAAGCAGGATACAAGAAAAAACCCACATGCGATCGCTGTGGGTTTAGACCTAGACTAACCAGTCAAACTCTAGTGTATCACATGGATGGTAACATGCGAAACGTTGCGCTGACCAATCTCAGAACAGTGTGTTTGAACTGTGTAGAAGAAGTCAAGCGGCTTGACGTTCCGTGGGTTCCAAATCCGTTACAAGCAGATCATTGAGCTGACGGTAAAGACTGTCAATACTACCGTTGTTTTCTACAATGTAATCAAATTGAGTACCAGCCCAGGAGTATTCACTGGCATGAATTCCTTGTTGTTCTAACCAACGTTGTGCTGCTGAATCACCACGATTGGCCTGTGTTGCAATACTGTACCAATGTGGCGTAATTCCACGCTGAATCCAAATCACTTGACCACCTTGATTCTTGATTGATGCTACTTCATTGTAAAATCTGCAATCTGAAATCACTGTGTTATTACGGCTACGTCTAAGTTTGTTTTCCAAACTGGCAATCCAAATATCATTATGAAATGCATTTCTACATACTTCTGTGCCCCAGTTTTGTAGCACCCACCTTGGAGTGAGAGTGGGCATCTCCAGTCTTTCAGCCCACCAAGGATCTACTTGTTCTCGCCACTCACGAGCTTCTTTGGTGCGCCCTTCTAGCAGTTCACGATCCCACCCGAACACAGCAGACACAGCATCTTTGAGTGTGTTAGCAAACGAGTCTCGTCTAAACTCATGAAAATTCACAAGATAGTCAGCAGCAGTGTCTTTGCCTGCACCGATCAGCCCACAAATGCCAATGATCATTTCAAAATCTCCTGCAACCATGTGTGGCACTCAGGCCACTGTCTGTAAATATGTGCCTGTCCTCCAGCTCTGATCCACTCTTCACAGTTGCTAGTTCGGTCGTCAATCAAGATATCCCCAGGCTCACAGTGTCGCCATTTGTCATGACTGAATGGTCCAAACAGTACAGGAATACCCGGGAAGCGTTCAAACGCCCACAAAACTTTGTCATAGCTGGCAAATGGCACACTATAGTCATGCGGCAATGCTGTTAAGAAATTCAAGTCTTTGATTTTCCCTTTACTCAATAAGTCTTGGCAGTATGTTACCAACTCATGTGCACCGGGCTTGATTGGCAAATCACGATAGAAACGATGTTTGGCTTTGACTTTGCTCCAGTCACTATCCGGAATACGTTCACCATATGCCCAGTTGCGTTTGACAATTGTTCTGGCAGAAGGCATCCAGTCGGCAACTACGTCGTCCATGTCTAGGTAAATTTTCATACTAATTTTTCAATGTTAAGGTGTTTAAGGGTGGCTTGTAACATATCAATTTGCCGTCGGCAATCTTGAAGAGCATGGTGACTTGTGGGCGGCTTTGGTAAGTCGGGCCACAATGAAAATATTGTACGACTATCACGAACTATGTAATACTTCCAAGGCAGCAGGCGTCCAAAACTCTTGTAAGCATGCTCGAGAATATTCATGTCAAATGTGGGACCTTGCGCCCAGATCCGCTTGCTTTGCCAAATCATTTTAGCCAGTTCTTCTAGTGCTGTATCCAGAGGAATTCGATTAAGTTCGCCAAATGCTTCTTCTTGTGCTTCGGGCGGTTGAGTTGCCCACCAATCTATGGTGCCTTGCTCAATGTTGCGCCCAGGTTGACTATCTGGATCAATTCGGGCATAGAAATGCTGGGGGTAATATCCCCTGCCCATTGGGTCAAAACTCTGTGCAGCAATGGTTAGAATACATGCTTCTGGACCAGTGCCCACAGTTTCGATATCAATCATACAATCCATGTTGCTAGTGTAGCATGATATGTTAGTTTATGCAAGCAAAAAAGTTGTCAAAAAGTTCTATTTGGCTCTTGTCGCAACGCATACCTTTGATGCCGTTTTCACTTAAACTAATAACTCTAAGATTGGTATAATGCCCAATTATGTAGGGAGGTATCAAATCGCGGAACCCTTGCTGTATACTGTAGATATGATCTAATGCATTGTAAGTGCGATTTTGCCGTTCTGGATTTATTGCATCAAAATGATCACGCCAGCTTTCTTCTGTAACCTTCCATACCGCATCGTAATACAAGCGGCGTAATGACCTGTCTTCTCTAGGAGTGCAACCCCGTGCCACTGCTCGTTGGTATATTTTTTCTTGGACTGCTTTGTCTTTACTTGGATTATCTACACCGTATTTTTCTAAACAGGTTTGTTTAGATTTTTCTCTGTCGGCTTCTGTATATGTTATAGGATCTCTATATTTTCGACCACGCTCAACTGCGTTTTTATTTCCAATACTGCGGTGTTTATTTGCTTCTTGTGAATGAGCATTATCATAATCTCCCTTGCTCCATTTATACTTTTGTTTGGCGGTTCTACTTGAAGTAATAAGATAGCGATTTTCCCACCACTTGACTGGAATATTTTCTACAGGACAAAGTGGTATTTCATAAACATTGTTTACTATGTGCCAGACTCGTTGTTTGGCCAATGCTGTGTCGGGCAGGAATGATGTTTTTTCTACTACCTGTTGCCAGAGCTCGGGGTGCGTCTTGTATAGATATCGCGTTGCAGATTTGTTATAGCTAGTGTCAGTTTGAATAATGTTTAGTAGTATGTCTTTCATACTACTATTTATCATTATCCTATTATGTACGTTATTTATTCTTAGCCAATTATCCAATAACCCAGCTTAAAGGAGAACTGCCATCCACATAATTCACCAGTTGTGTAATCAACGCATCCATTTCAGCTTTGGCCTCACCTTTCATTGCTGCACCGTTGAGAGTGCCACCGCCTTGAGGTCCGGCGATAGTGCCAAATTTCTCTCTTGCTTCACCTATGATCATTTTGCAGGCCGCAACTAGGTAGTCTTTGATCCATTGCTGAATTTGGAAGTCACTTAGCAATTGTATTTCAGGCTTGAGATTGTAGGTCCACAGCAGCACTACTTCGCCTCCTCCTGCGGGGCTACGGATCAGCTGTAGTTTTTTGGTAACTGGATTCCAGGTATAGTTTAAGAATCCACCAAACATTCTAGCTGCCAGCTCTACGTATTGACTGTAGAAGTCGTAAGTTGCCAAACCACCTGATTGATTAAAGTTGATCAGATACACATTCATCTGTGCCTGGCTGAACGGGTCAAAATTTGAACCAAATGGGCCCGATGCTATACCAAAGCTACGTTTAAAAATCTGTCTAACACTCTGCACTTCCTGTGGCAAAGTGTAGATGTTTTGCTGGTTCACCAGCTGCATGAAGCTGTAACTTTCTTCATATGCATTGTTAGCACGTTGGCGGTAGGTGCCAATGGTCTTTTGATATGCAGCTTCAAAGTGTGCTGGGTCCAGTTCAATGTCAATGATCTGGTGGCCCAACATCAGGCGCACGTACTCAAACAAATTGTTTTTGAGTGTTACTAGGTCTATGGGTTGTTGTTCTTGCATCAGGGACTCCGTCACTGATATTTAGCCCGTTACCACACCTTGAGAATGATGAGATTGTCGTTGCCACGCCCGTTCCACTGAGTTTCAGTTGTGGTCAGTTCCTTGAAGATCTTGCGTGTGGCTGGTTTGCCCGCAGACATTAGTGCTTTGATAGTTTCTGCAGGCTTTCGCAGTGTTTTTTGCGAGCTTGTGCCTGTATCAAACCCAATCACAGCAGAACTTTTTACAGTAAAGTTACCGCGGTGTGCATCGCCTACCACATGGATCAATTTACGCTTCACAGTGTCGTACAACCACGCTTCTGTTGCATTCACCAGCTTCACAGCAGGTTCTGATACCAGTTTGAGATCTGGAAAAGTCTTGAGATACTTAAACTTGGCTGTGACTTTTTCGGCACTCACTGCTTTCTTGGCACGTGGCTTGCGTTCAACTTTCTTGATCTGCACATAGTTGTTGCAATCAGTAATCACTTGTTCAGCAAACTTTACCAGTTGTTTCAACTGAGTTTTGGTCAGATAGCCGTAGCCTTCTACCAACTGTGCATCCTTGCCTACTACCACGGCTTCTAGCTCTGTGAGATGGCGTTTCCAGATCTGTTGAATCTGATGAATCAGTTGTGGTGCTACATTGTGTCCACGAATGATTGTGATGGGTTGAAATTGAGCAGACATCTTTGCGCCTGCTGCAATAAAGTCATCAAACAAGCCTTCGAGTTCACCAGCTGCTTCACTTGCTCTTTCTCGCAGTCGATCCTGGATAGAAGGGCCTGCTACTTTGGCTTCTACCCTTGCTTCAGGCTCGGTTGACTCTTCGTCCGTCAATGCATCCTGAATAAATGCATCCAGTTTGGCTTGCTCCGGCTCACTCAGTTCCAAACCCATGGTACTCATGCGGCACAACCAACCTGTGGTCAGGTGTATTTGACTGTCAGGTAGAGCCCGGATTTTCTTGGCTTCTTGGTTGCGATTGTGTGCATCCAAGTAATATGCAATAAAGTCTTTGGCATCTTTCTTGCTGTAGAAATAGTTATACCAACCAAACGCATGGCTCAGTCTGCTGATGCGATTGCTCACAGGTTGCATATGCCATTCAGGCTCATTGCCCATATGCTTGGTGTCTGGACTACGGGGATTTAACGATTTAACGTTGGCTTTTGCAGCTAGGACCATGGGTTTTACTTTAGTGGTTGTCATACTGTAATTATAGCAGGTCAGGCATTTTTGGTCAAGTCAGTACAAAGTAGTACAAAACTCAAATCAGATTCTTTGCGAAACATGATAAAGTAAGGAGTGGCAGCGTATACGTTTCTTTTTCCAAAATAGCCAGTCCAACTTGAATCACCAGGCTGAAAACGGCCCGAGGGTCCTAGCCGTTCGCGGCAAGAGTTCTCAATATCACGAGCATTGTTGCTATAGGTGTTGAACCGCAATCCAGCTTGGTACCTGTGCTCGTTGAAAATTCGATATCTACGATTTAGCTTTATAATTTTCATGTGTGTATTATAACCGATTGGGCATTTCCAGTCAACCTGGGCATAAATAACACACTATGCCAAGATTAAGTCTATACCGCCCTAACCGAACTGCAGATTACCGTTTTTTTGATCGAACTATTTCAGAAATGTATCAGGTCGGAGGAGTCGACATGTATCTGCACAAATACCTAGGTCCGCAAACTGGTGACAATACTGGTAACAATGATGCTACATTGCCCAAATACGACACAACCAATCCGCTGTTCATCGAAGATTTACTACTGTTAGAAAATCGTGACAGAACCTACGATCCAGATATCTATGTCATGCGTGGTGTTTACAAAACACAGGACATTGATTTTGACCTTACACAGTTTGGCCTGTTCTTAAACAATGACACTGTGTTTATCACATTCCATTACAATGACATGATAGATACCATGGGTCGCAAACTCATGAGCGGGGATGTTCTAGAGCTGCCTAATTTACGTGACTACAATCCGCTGGATTCTACCATACCCAGAGCCTTGCCCAAGTGGTATGTGATTCAAGACGCTGCATTTGCCAGCGAAGGTTTTAGTCAAACCTGGTTACCTCACTTGTGGCGTGTGAAAGCCACTCCTATGGT